TACAGCCTATTTTGACTCAAACCCAGCAGCAGGATGTTGGGTTGTCCGTGCAGAATTTCTTCGCTGCCGTCTCCTCTGTGCACGTCGAAATCCAGTACGGCGACCCGTTGCAAGTGGTGCCGCGAAACGGCGTGCATGGCGGCGACGGCCGTGTGGTTGATGAGGCAGAAGCTGCCGCTTTGTTTGCTTTTGGCATGATGTCCGGGCGGGCGGGTGGCGCAAAAGGCGTTGCGTATTTTGCCGGCCAAGACGAAATCGACGGCTTTAACCACGGTGCCTGCGGCAATTCTGGCGGCTTCTAATGCGTTGTCGGTTAAAACGGTGTCGTCGTCGATGCGGCGTATTTTGCCTGCCTGAGGCTGCATGCCTTCCAGCCGGAAGAGGTAGCTGCGCGAGTGGGCGAGTGCGATTTGACTGTCGGTTGCCTCTTTTCCCTGAATCTGCAACAGGTGCGGCCAGATGCCCTGACGGCGCAGTTCGGCCTCGACGGCGGCCACGCGTTCGGGGCTGTCGGGGTGTTTCGGCGGCCGGTAGGCATGCATCGTCGGGTGGTCAAACCAGCCGAGGCGCAAAGGGCGGCCGAACAGGCGGCGCAACCGCTGGGGAAGGAGTAGCATGATTTATTTTTCGGCAGTCTGGTCGGGAAGGCGGCACGACGGTTGTGGCCGTCTGAAAAAAGAAGCCGGATTGTAATCAAATTAGAGTAGTTTGTCAGATTTGGGATGCAGAGAAGGATAGGCCGTCTGAAAACGGTATCGGGTTGAAACGAGACAACCCCGCGGGATATTTATCTGCGGGTTTGTCGTCCTACACCGTCAGGGGTTGAATCCTTGAAGGTTGGCACAGTTGTGTTGCTTCGTGTTTTCAGACGGCCTTCGGAGAATATTAGGCGGATGCCGCGTTTTGTTCCGCTTCTTTGCGCAGTTCGCGGCGCAGGATTTTGCCGACGTTCGATTTCGGCAGGTCGTCGCGGAATTCGATGTCTTTCGGCACTTTATAGGCGGTCAGTTCGGTGCGGCAGAAGGCGATGAGCTCTTCCGCGGTCAGCGATTCGTCTTTTTTGACGATAAACAGTTTCAATGCTTCGCCGGTTTTCGGGCTTGAAACGCCAATGCAGGCGGCTTCTAAAACTTTCGGGTGCGAGGCGGCAACGTCTTCGATTTCGTTCGGATAAACGTTGAAACCGGAAACGACGATGAGGTCTTTTTTGCGGTCAACCAGTTTCAGCCAGCCTTTTTCGTCCATGACGGCGATGTCGCCGGTTTCTAAAAAGCCGCGCGCGTCTATAGTTTTGGCGGTTTCTTCGGGGCGGTTCCAGTAGCCTTTCATCACTTGCGGGCCGCGCACCCAAAGTTCGCCCGGCTGTCCGACGGGGACTTCTTTGCCGTCCGCATCGCGCAATTCGACTTCGGTGGAGGGAACGGGCAATCCGATGCCGCCGCTGTACGCTTCGATATTGAGTGGGTTGCAGCACACGCCGGGACTGGCTTCGGTCAGGCCGTAGGCTTCAACGATAGGCGTGCCGGTAATTTTTTTCCATTTTTCGGCGACGGCTTTTTGAGTCGCCATGCCGCCGCCCAAAGTCAGGCGAAGGTTGGAGAAATCGACGGCGGCGAAATCGGGTTGGTTGACCATGCCGTTAAACAAGGTGTTCACGCCAATGAAGACGCTGATGCGCTCTTTTTTGAGTTCGCCGATAAAGCCTTTCATATCACGCGGGTTGGTAATCAGGATGATTTTGGAACCGGCCTGGGTAAAAATCATCAGATTTACGGTCAGCGCGAAGATGTGGTAGAGCGGCAGCGCGGCGATGACGGTTTCTTTGCCGGGCCGGAGCAAATTGACAATCCATTCGGCCGCCTGCTGCATATTGGCGCAGATGTTGCCGTGGCTGAGTATGGCACCTTTTGCCACGCCGGTCGTGCCGCCCGTGTATTGCAGCAGCGCGGTGTCTTCGCGGGTCAGGGTAACGGGGCGGAAGGTGTGCGCCGCGCCTTCTTTCAAGGCCGTCTGAAAAGGGATGGTGTCGGAAATGCGGTATTCGGGCACCATTTTTTTGATTTTGCGCAGCACGAAATTCATCAGCGTGCCTTTGAAGAAGCCGAACATTTCTCCGACAGAGGCGACGATGACGTGTTTGATTTGCGTGCGCGGCAGCACCAGCTCCAGCGTGTTGGCAAAATTTTCCAAAACGATGATGGTGGTCGCGCCGCTGTCTTTCAACTGATGCTCCAGCTCGCGCGGGGTGTAGAGCGGATTGGTGTTCACCGCCACCAGCCCCGCCTGCAGAATGCCGAAAAGCGCAATCGGGTATTGCAGCAGGTTGGGCAGCATAATCGCCACGCGCTCGCCGCGCGGCAGCTTCAGGACGTTTTGCAGATAGGAGGCGAAATCTTCCGCCAGCTTGCCGACTTCGGCGTAAGTGAGCGTTTTGCCCATGTTTTGAAACGCTGGTTGGTTCGCGAATTTTTCCACGCTTTGACGGAATACGTCGGGGATGGATTGGTAGAGTGTCTCGTCGATTTCGGCTTTTACGCCTTTTTCATAGCTGTCGAGCCAGGGCTTTTCCATAATGTTCGCTTTCTAGGTTGAGGCCGTCTGAAACGTTTTGGCGAAATGCGCCAATCGGTTTTCAGACGGCCTGATGTTTTATCGGGTGATGATGACGGGCTTGTCTGTGGACATGATAATGCCGCCGCCCAAGCAGACATCGCCGTCGTACAGCACGGCGGATTGACCGGGCGTTACCGCCCATTGCGGTTCGTCAAACACCAGCTCGACCGTTTCATCGTCGAGATAACGCAATTCACACGGCGCGTCCGCCATGCGGTAGCGGGTTTTGCAGGTGTAGCGCCCTTCTTTCGGACGTTCGGGCAGCGTGAAACTCAAATCGTTCATAATGAGGCTGCGGGTGTAGAGCAGCGGATGGTCATGACCTTGTACGACGATGAGTTCGTTTTTCGTCAAATCTTTCGCAGCTACGAACCAAGGTTCGCCCGCGCCGCCGATGCCCAATCCTTTGCGCTGTCCGAGCGTGTAGAACATCAGCCCAACGTGTTCGCCGACGGTTTTGCCTTCGGGCGTTACCATTTTGCCGTTGTTGGTCGGCAGGTATTTTTGCAGGAACTCGCGGAACGGACGTTCGCCGATGAAGCAGATGCCGGTACTGTCTTTTTTGGTGGCGGTCGGTAAATTGAATTCGGCGGCAAGGCGGCGGACTTCAGGTTTTTCCAAATCGCCCAACGGGAAAATCGCGCGCTCGAGTTGGAAAGGCTTGAGGCGGTAGAGGAAATAGCTTTGGTCTTTGTTTTGATCCAAACCTTTGAGCAGGTAATGCACGCCGTTACGGACTTCTTTGCGCGCATAATGTCCGGTGGCAATCGTATCCGCGCCCTGATTTATGGCGTAGTCCAAGAAGCATTTGAATTTGATTTCCGCGTTGCACAACACATCCGGATTCGGCGTGCGCCCCTCGCTGTACTCTTTGAGGAAATAGGCGAATACGTTGTCTTTGTATTGGGCGGCGAAATTGACGATGTCGATGTCTATGCCGATGATGTCGGCGACGGCAATGGCATCGAAAGAGTCTTGCTTGATGCTGCAATATTCGTCATTGTCGTCGTCCTCCCAGTTTTGCATAAACACACCGCGCACTTGATAACCCTGCTGTTTGAGCAAGGCGGCGGTTACGGAGGAATCGACACCGCCGGAGAGCCCGACGATGATGTTTTGCTGTGTGTGGTCGATGTTCATGCCTGGGAGGTGGAAATGAGATGAGGATAAGGGGTTAGCAAATTGCTAATTGCGCCAGATTTTATATTTTCAGACGGCCTTTGTATAGCTGGCCGTCTGAAAATATAAAATCTATGCTTGTTTCAATGCGAATTTAAGGATACAATCGCGCCCTTATTTGTTTTGTTCTAGCCGGGTCTGTAGCTCAGGGGTTAGAGCAGGGGACTCATAATCCCTTGGTCGTGGGTTCGAACCCCACCGGACCCACCAAATTTATCAAGATTACTCAATCAGTTAATCTTCATCGTTTGATGTTCTGAGCTTTGTCTGTTTTCGACTTTGGCAAAAGTTTGGACTAAACCGATTCCGGCCGATATATTGGAATCGATTAAACGGGCGTGTTGTGATAGGTGTTCTGGTGCAAGGTGGGCATACCTCTGCACCATTTCGACGCTTTCCCAGCCGCCCATTTCTTTTAGCGCGGCCAAAGGTGTGCCTTGCTGGACTAGCCAGCTTGCCCAAGTGTGCCGCAAATCATGCCAGCGGAAATCTGTTATCCCTGCTTTATCCAAGGCCTCACGCCAAACCCTGTTGCTGATCGCTTTGACTTTCCTGCCGCCGCTGTGTGTAAACACATAGTCGCTTACGCGCGGCCTGTCCATCAATACCTGCATGGCGGTTTGGTTGAGCGGTACGCCGATTGCTTTACCTGCTTTGGCTTGGTCGGGGTAAATCCACGCTACTTGCCGCCGTAGGTCTATTTGCTCCCATTTGAGGTTGAGGACGTTGGCTTGTCTCAACCCTGTGGCAAGCGAGAAGATGACCAGGTGTTGCATGTAGGGCAGGTTTTCCAGTGCGTTGACCAGCCGTTGCGCTTCTTCGGGATACAGCCACCGTATGCGTTTTTTCGGCTCTTTGTGGAGTTTGAGTTTGGGGGCTTTGTCCAGCCAATCCCATTCATTCACGCATTTGTTGAGGATGGCGCGTATTAGGGCGAAGTAGCGGTTTTTGGTGCTGCCGGAGCAGGTCTTGCGGTTGACGATGCTGTGGATTAAATCACGGCTAATGTCTTCCAGCAGCAGCCCGCGAAGTTCGGGCAGTAGGCGGATTTTGATTTTGTCGCTGTCCAGGCTTTTTTTGCCTTGGTTTTCTTGCAGCCAGCGGATGCAGGCTTCGTCCCACAAATGCTTCGGCTTTTCCCCCAGTTTTTCTTGCCGCCAAAGTTCGTGCTTCAGTTTGTCGTGCAGTTCTTGGGCTTCGCGCCGGTCGCTTGTCCCAGCAGTACGTCTAAATCTTTTACCGCTTGGTGTACAAAGGGATATTTGCCATATTCCGTGCTTGTTGAGGTGGATTGACATTGTGCTTTACTCCTTTTGTCAATCGCCGCTTGCTCGCGTTCATTTTGCTTGGCGGCGATGTAGTTTTCAAGTGCTTTTTCGGTAATCACCCATGCGCGGCCTGCCTTGAAGGCGGATATTTCGCCTGAGTGGCACATTTGTCGTATGGTAGTGTGGTGGCAGTTGAGCACTTGTGCTGCTTGTTGGATGTTGTAGGTCTGCATTGCATGTTTCCTTTACGCTGCCTGTTTTTTCCGCTTCCTGTGGGCTAATACTAATTGGCAAAGAAATAGATTGAATTTATCAGCGTTAAAACTGCAAGCAGCAAGCCTATTCTGTCTAGTTCGCGTTTCGTTTTTTCGACTTTTTCCAAATAACGCCGCGAGGCTTCGAGTGTATGGAAGGCTGTTTCATGGTGGCGGTTAGCCTGTTCGATTTGTCCTTGCAGGAAAAAGGCCGCCGTGCTGACGCGTTCTACCAATTTTTTCGCTTCTTTGTCTGTTATTTCCCTGTTTTCCATTATTTACCTCTCGTTTCAGGTGGTTCGGGGAGTGGTTGCCAGTGAGTTATTGGATTATCACTATGACCACTAACCCACTCCTTGCCTCTACCGTAATCACACACGCGGTCGCTGATAACCAGTCCGCGATGGGTTGCAGCTAAAACGTAGGTGTTGATTTCGGGTAGCCTCTCCTCCACACTTATCCATTCGGATTGTGCGGCTCGGCTTTTCGCGGTGCACCATGCTGTAAACATATCTTCTGCGTTGGGATTGCAATAGCATTCGTTTTCATACTTATCAAGCGGGAACCGTGTATCGCCTATGCTATCGTAGTACCACTCCTCAAACGCCTTGCGCTCTTGTTCGATTTTTTCAGGTGTCATTGCACATCTTCCTCTTTCACAAACACGCCATCTTTCATTACGCCCCGCCTGTATTTGATTTCGTCATAGGCTTGGGCGATGCAATCTTCTATCTGTAAGCCGTTCTGTGCAGCGAGGATAGTCAGCGCGACTACACAATCGCCGATGCTGTCAGCTATACGGCGGCGCGGGCGGCCACGGGAAATATCGGCGGCCAGTTCGCCGGTCTCTTCTGCGAGTTTCGCAAGTTGTCGGAAACTGTCGCTGCCTGCGATAAGGTTGCGGGCTTCTGCCCATTCACGGATTTGGGTAAATGTTGTGGTCATGATTACTCCTTGATTTGGTTTACTTGCTTGATGCGCTCGCCCATCCACCGCATCACGGGGACGGCCATGCTGTTTCCGATTGCTTTGTAGTGCGGGCTATCCGGGCAATCGGCGCGGGTTTTGCCGAAAACGGCGAACATTATTTGACCGCTTCTTTTAGGGGCTTGCCCGGGCGGAATCTCGGTTTTTTGACTGCGGGAATCGTCAGCGTCTCGCCCGTCTTCGGGTTGCGTCCTTGACGTTCGGCACGCTCCGAAACGTGGAAAACGCCGAAACCGACAATGGATACCTCGCCGCCATCGGCTAATTGCTGCTTGATGGTGTCAAACACGGCGTTAATCACTTTTTCCGTTTTGTGGTCGCTCAAGTCTGCTTGTGCGGCAACGGATTTGACTAATTCGGTTTTGTTCATTTTTTTGCTCCTAGGTTGGTTTTAAATGCGGCAAACCGTGCCGCGCGGGTTTTGCTTTTCAGACGGCCTCCGCTGCCTGTATGCGCATGGCCGCGTCTATCGCATCGCGCATACTGTCGAGGTGCTGCTCCACGCATTCGGTGGGAAGCATGACGCTGCCGATTTTGTTTGCAGGGTCTGCCAGCCAGTCAAGGCGGACGGTGTCGGGGTGCGGGATAGGTTCGAAGGTGTTGTAGGCGTAAAAATTCGAACATTTCTGCCCTTCCCAAAGAATCCACACGGCGGTTTTGCCTGTGTCGATAATCAGGCCTTCCGCACCTGTTTGTTTGCAGCGCACGCGGTCGCCGAATTTGAGTTGTGGGGTCATGGCTTGCCTTTTATTTGATTTGCAGATTTTGCCGTTCTACTTGTTTTGCCCCAGGCACTTCCCGCCCGCTTTCAATTGCGGACTTGATGGCGGTTTTATTCGGCGTGTATGTGATTTTTTCGGCCATAAATTCGGCTGGAATTTGGGCTTCGTCCAAAATTTCGATGGCTTTCGATTTGCGGAATGATGCTTTGAACGTGCCGTCTTCGGCTTTGATTTCTTTGATGCCTGCCGCCAACATGTTTCTGCCCAGGTATTCGTGCAGGCTTTTCAGACGGCCTGAAAGTGCCTTTTTCTTTTCCTGCATTTGTTTGATGTGGGCGTCCAACATGGCATCCGCCGCCTCTATGTTTTTGTAGTAGCCGATGACTGATTGGGCTTTGACTTCGAATTGTCCAATGACGGCCTCTAGGGTGTCGGCGGCTTCGGTGTCGCTGTCGAAGTGTGCGTCCAATACGGCGCGGACGTCTTCCGCGCATTGGTATAGTGTGATGTTCATTTCTGTTTCCTTTCTGCCGTCCGTATGGTTCGGACGGCATGGTGTTCTTCAGGTATGCGTCCGTCGGGTTTAACGCCCTGACGGCGGGTTTAGTTAAAAGGGATATCGTCGTCGATATCGACTACGGGTTGCGCCGGCGCGGCAGGAGTCTGACGGCCCGGAGGGGCGGGCGGGGTGGTCGTCTGTGCCTTGCGTTTGTCTACCAGCGGTTTGTTGGCGATATAGGCCATGACTTTGCCCAGTTGTACGGGCTGGGTTTCCGACCGCATGATTTCGCCTGCGGTCAGTTCGGTGTCCGCTTCAAACACGCTGTACAGGTGCGGGGACGGGTTGTCCCGTCCGTCTTCATGCACCATTTGTACGACGATTCCGATCGGTTTGCCGTGCATGGAAACGAAGCAGTCGCGGGATACGTACTCTTCCCGCTGCGTGTCGCGGTTGTATTCTTTGATTTGGGCGGGTATGGCGTTGCCGCTGTCGTGCATCCGCAGGCAGGCGAGTATCGCGCTGACGGTACGCAGGCCGCTTTCGTTCTGTACGCCGTTGCTGTAGCTGGTGTTGATGAAAAAGGTTGCCTTGCGCTTTTGTTCGTCGATGACGGACAGTTTCAGATTTTCGCTGCGCCCGTTGTTGTTTTGGCCGATGTGCAGGACAGCCGATTCGATGACGGTTTTGTATTTGCCCGCCTCGTTGATGTAGCCGCCGCGTTGGTCGTATGCGATGGCGTCTTGTTTATTGAGTTTGTACATTTGCTGTTTCCTTTTCGGTTGTGATGCCGTAGTAGGCGCGGATTGCGTCGTCTACGGCGGATAAATCGTTGTCTACGGTGTCGGCATCAAACAGCCCCATCGGGCTTTTGACGGTGTCGCTGCCGCTGTTTTGCGTATGAAAAACATATTTGCCGCCGGACGCTTCGGTTTTGAGTACGATGGTAAACAGGCCTTCGAGCGTGATTTTTTCGTCCAGCAGTTTGCCTATGGTCTTGGCTTTTGTTTTGCCGAAGTCGTCGGTTTGGGTATGCGACAGGATGTAGACGCGCTTGTTGTCGGGCAGGTTGGCGGCGGCCTGTAAAATTTCCCATGCGTGGCGGGCAATTTTGTTGAACTTCATGAATTGTTCGTTGCCTTTTGCCTCGGCGGTTACGCCGCGCATAAATTCGTTCGCCATGATGTACTGGAAGTCGTCTATCACGATGATGTCTTTTTTGATTTTCGGCAGGATGGCGCAGATTTGCGCGGAATCGTCGGTAACGTAGATGTTTCCCGGGTTGCCGGTGGCTTTTAACGCCCCGCCTTCATCTTGTTCCGCCGATACGGCCCATCCCTGCGGCTTGAAGGGAAGAGGCTTTCTGACAACCTGTATCAGTGCCGTGTCTTCGGGCTTTAGATTTCGTATCGAAGCGGTCTTTCCCGTGCCGCTTTCGCCCAATATAAAAGTTGTTACACTCATTTTTTGTTTCCTTTTTGTGCAATTCCTGCATGACTTGGCAATAAAACATCATCTCGTCCATGTTTGCCCCTTATCATGTGTATTTGTGCCAGTAGGCGGGTTTTAAAATTTCGGGCATGGGCGGAAATTTGTTTACTTCGCTCGGTGTGAGGTATTTTTCCGCCTTGCATTTGTAGTAGTACCTTTTCTGCCGCTCCGCGCATGTTTGGCATCGTTTTTGCCGTAAGCCGTTTTTCTGTAAGGCGAAATCGCTTTCGGGCTTTGCCTTTTTGCAGGCGGGGCAGGTAATGGTTTGGGGCATGGCTTACCCCACAGCCTTGTACTTGTGATATTTAAGTTTCTTCTGACCTGTTTTATTATCAATCTCAATCTTGCCCTTGATGCTGTACTCACCGAGTTTTGCAATATAGACAGGCCTTATTGTTTCCTCTTTGTCTTTGCAGAGCTCTATAAATTGCATTGCTGTACTCTCTATTGCAAAATCGGGTGAGATTTGATAGTAACCTTTGTTTTTCTCGAATGTTTTATATTCGTCTTTAATCTTTACGCCAAAACGGCTAAAAGATTTTTCATATTCTCGTTTTAAGCTTTTCCCAAATACGGCGAACATTATTCATCTCCAGTTGACTCATACGTCGGATACCAATCGGCGTGGTCGGCTTCACTCCGACCCTATGTTGCCTTGCGCTTCTTTCAGTCGGCTGCGGGCGACCTCTATTAACAATTCGTACTCGCGTTTAGTTTTCTCATCATGAACTTCGGAGGATTTAGTTAAAAACTCTTCCACGCTGCCTGTAAAACAACCGCGTGTGGCTATCAGGCCGTTTTTGCCGCAATAAACTGTCAAAGTGCCGTTTTCAGTGCCGACATTGGAAAACCATACAACGGAATGTCTGTTGAGTACCCATGCGTTGCCATATACCCATGCGTTGCCATATACCCATGCGTTGCCTGATACATGTGCGTCGTCTGATACATGTGCGTTGCCTGATACTTGTGCGTCGTCTGATACCCATGCGTTGCCATATACCCATGCGTTGCCATATACCCGTGCGTCGCCTGATACCTGTGCGTCGCCTGATACCCATGCGTTGTCTTTTTGTGACAGGTTTTTCTCGGACTCAATATAGCCGCCGGCCTCCCCCTTTTTTACATCGCGAAAATCCTTTAACGCTTTGATTCGGCAAAGTTTACGGCCATAAAATTCTATAAATTCGTCTTTTAAAATTTCGTATTTCATCTCAGTCTCCGATAGGTTCGTAGGGCGGGTGCCAATCACTTCTGTCGGCTTCCTCAAATTCTTTGGCGGCTTCGGCATCCCTTGCCGCCTGTTCTGCCTCCACGGCATTCATGCGGCGCATCCATGCGATGTCTGCCTCCACTTCCTGCCGCGTTTTGGCGGCGTCCCATGCGGGCGAAGGGGTTTTTGCGGGTTGTTCGCTGCCGCCGTAGACGGCCAGTACGGCCAGCACGGCGAAAAACAGCAGCCAATTGATTACCTTGTTCATTTCCGTTTCCTTTGCTAAACATTTATGGGGCAGGGCGCGGATGGGGTGGGAGTGGTGCCGCCCCGTCCAGCCAGGGATTAAAGCCGCCGCGCCCTGTCCGATAAGTGTTTGTGTGGTTGCGTGCCGCGACGGAAAGGAGGCCGTCCGCACGCTGTCGAAGGTTTGTTCAGGCTCTTTCCGCGCCTGTGGTATGCCCACTCTCCGACTAACGGCATACCATTGATGGACTATCATCATGTCTACTTAAAGCGGTATCGGTCTAAATACGGAGGGGTGGCGAATCCCCCTGTCTCTGCCTGCCGCCTGCGTCTTGCGGCACTCCCCCGCGCCCAGGGGTAGCATATTGCGCCGGTCTGCAATGCCGTATTTAGGCCGATGCCGCCTTATGCGACCATCGCTGTTTTCATGGCTTGGTACTCTTCAAATGTCGGCATGGCGATGCCCAAATCCAGCGAGTTTTCCATTTTCAGATCGTAAATCTGATAGTTATGCACAAAATCGTTAAAGTCTGACTGGTCGGATTTTTCGTAATCCTCTTGGCCTAAGTCGTCGCACATTACCCATGCTTTAATGATTTCGTCTTCGTGGTATTTCCTACGGCAGGCTGCCTCTTCTTTGTCGGCTTCCCTTTGCGCTTCCGCCGCGTCAGATTCCGCCTGTCTTCTTTCGTTATCTGCCATCGCCCGTGCGATGGCTGGGTTTTCGATGGGGTACATTTGCTGTCTCCCGTTTCCTTGGTTGTTTTGTTTCGATGGGCGTATAGTACTATTGTACTTAATCCCTGTAAAGTACAATAGTACTATTCAAGTATGATTTTTATGTAATTACTTGTTTTGCAAGAAAACAAAATTAAGACGGAAACCGCAGGTAACAAAAAAAACCGCCCTTTTCGGGCGGCGGTGCAGGGGGGGCGGAAAAAGGCCGTCTGTTTTCAGACGGCCTTAAAACACGTTGAGCAAATCACGCGTCAGATTTTGTTATCCGCGCTACTGGCTTTGGCTTCTTCCCAATTTGATTTTTAGGGCAACGCAGAATACGGATGATAAAAACAGACCGAACAGCGACGCCATAACGTTGCCGCTGCCTTTGCCGTCGGCGATGTCTGCCGCATACAGCATCAGCCAGTAGGCCAGCATGGCGGCGGTTTGCGGATAGAGTATTTTCGCCCGCCACGGATAGGGGCGGCGGTAACCGTCGGCAAGATACATCATGCACAGGTATGGCAGTACCGCGCTGGATACGGCGATAAACATTGCGCTGTGAAAATGTTCGGCACGGTAGCTGCCGTGATAAATTATTCCGGAAGCCAAAACCAATGCGCACAATAGTCCGGCTAAGGTTACCATGTCGTGGAAAATTTCCCTGTATACGGATTTTGCGGTTTTGCTTTTGAGAAGCCGTCGAATCCAAAGTAGGTATCCGATTGATAGGATAGTGACGATCAAGATGATAACTGCGTTTTTGACACTTTCCCCAATCGGTCTTTTATTTTTTGAGGCATCGTAGAAATCAGGCTGCATCATTCTGCGCCGTAGTGCGTCGGAATCCTGCGTGTCCCGCCAAATCTTGTCAAACTGTTCCTGCAAAACCGCATTCTCCGGCGCGGCATTTGCCTGCTGTTCCAAAGTATCGTCTATCTGGCCGTCCTCTTGCACTGTTTCATCGAATGTTCCTGCGTCTTGCTCCTGATATGGATATTCGTCCTGCTCCTTTAACTCCTCTGTGTGTTCCGAGACAACCAGAGACTGTCTGTGCTGATTTTCCGCCCTAAGTTTTTCCAATGCTTCGCGAAGAGAAGCATGGGCTGGAACGGCGGTTAGAATTGCTGCGAGTATCACGGCCAACCATATTTTCTTCATGGCTTTCTCCTAATAAAACAGGGTGCTGACCCAGAAGACGCGGCCGACGATTTGGATGTCTTCTAGGGAGGCGGTTTCTTCGGGGTGTTCTTCTTCGTTTTGGCTGCGGATGCGGACTCTGCCGCCGGGGAGTTTGTACAGATATTTGACGCGGTAGAGGCCGCCCTGGACAAAGGCGTAGATGTCGCCGTCTTTGATGGTGTTGCGGCCTTTGTCTACGGCGATGGTTGCGCCGTCGGGGATTCGCGGCCACATGCTGTCGCCTTCAAGGGTGCAGCAGAAGACGTTTTCTATCTGTACGCCCAAGCGGCGCAGGGTGGATTTGCCGAAAGGCAGGCGGAAGTTGTTGTAATCGCTGCCCTCTTCGCAACCTGCGCCGCCGATAAAGGCAAAGTCTTTAAGAAAAGGGGCGAAGGCGTAGTCTTCCTCGGGCAGGGGGTCGTTGCTTGACCAGAAGTGCAGCGGCGGCGCAGGTCGGGCGTTGGCTTCAATGGGGCGCGGGTGCATTTCGCCAACGCCCGTTTCCAGCCATTCCGGTGAAACGTCCAATACACGGGCGATGGCGATCAGTCCCGATGTTTCTTTATTCCTTCCCGATTCAACTGCGGCAATCGCTGATTGTGATTTTCCTACTGCCTTTGCCAAGGCTGCCTGTGTCAGGCCTTTTTCCTGCCTAGCCTTAACCATTCTTTCTTTCAAAGTACTCATTTAATCACCTTTCCAATCAATAAGAACTATTGTACTCGGCAATACTAGTATTTTGATACTTTACAATAAAGTACGAATGTACTTATAATTGTAGAAATTATTTTATGTTTGTATGCCATGACTCCTGAAAAAATTGTTATCTCTTTAAAAGAAAAGGGATTATCGACAGCGCAAATTTCCCGTTTTGTCGGATGCACAAATGAGTATGTGAACAAAATCGGAAACGGAACACGGAAAAAACCTAACTACATCGTGGTAGACAGGTTGCGCGAACTTTTGGATCGGCCTGAACTGGCACGAGATTTGGCCTGAGTTGAAGGAGGATTGAGATGGAGATTGTGCTGGTGAAGTGGGAGGACGCTTTCGGTTGTCCCGAAGGCTGGCAGATGCTGGACGAGGTGGAGCGGGAAACCAGCCTTGTGCAGTCGGTCGGCTTTGTCGCGGCGGAAACGGAAACGACGCTGACGATTGTGCCGCATGTCGGCGGCCTGAACCGCGAAACGCAGCAGGCCGCCGGTGCAATCACGCTGCCGAAGCGGCAGATTATTTCGATTTTTTCTTGTCCGGTGCCTGAGTCAGAACGGAACCGGCAAGGCTCTTAGCGGCTTTGGTCGCGCTTTTCTGGCTTAAGACTCTGCCTGCCAGAGAAGCCGTTTTACTTGATGATTTTTCGTTTTTTGCCATGGAAACCTCCTTGTGAAACTGCGAAATTGCAGCACGGCGGATATTTGGCCGCAGACGGGTTTTTCAATGGCAGGCGACGGAGGAAAGATTGGATGAGCGAACGGGATGATGGTGCATTTGCCGTGCCTTTCGGGCAGATGGATGAGGCGGAAATTATAGCCCATTTCAAACGCTACGGATTCACGGACGAGTTGGGGCATACGCTTGAGTTGTGCGCCGATTTTTTGGATTTGGTGCGCTTTGCCAAGCGGGACGGGGCGTGAATGCGCCGGCCAAAAAAAGCCCCGCGTTTGGGCGCGGGGTAGGGGAATTTGATTAGAAGTGAGGTTTGATTATGAGCGATAAATTGACGCAATGCAAGCGGATTGTGGCGTATATCCGCGAAAAGGGCTGTATCACGTCTCTTGAGGCTTATCAGAGACTGAATGTAACGCAGCTTGCGGCGCGAATCACGGACTTGGAAAGCGCGGGCTTTGTGTTTGCCAAGCCGCGTAGGAAGGTGGACGGTTGCAGGCAGCCGGTTACGCATTACTCGATTGTTGAAAACGGGGTGGAAGTATGAGCCGCGACGAAAAGATACGGGAAGCATACCTGCTGGTGTCCGCCTATATGCGGGCGGAAGACGTTGCCAAGGCGCGTGAGGCTTTGGAGCGGTGGGCCGAGGTTGTGAAAGGGGTTGGAAATGACGATTGAAAGATTTATTCCGAACAGTTTTCAGATAAGTAATGCGTTTGTTGACGAGATGATGGGCGAATTGAGCGGCAATGCGGTCAAGTGCTACCTGATTATCGTGCGTAAGACGCGAGGATGGGGAAAAGAATCGGATGCCATTGCCATCAGTCAGTTTATTGACGGCAAGAAGTTGAAAGACGAACGCACGGTCAGGGCGGCCTTGGACGAATTATTGGCTGTCGGGGTGGTTGGCAAGATGGATTTTAAGGGTAGGCCGAGTGTTTATTTTTTAGCCAAACCCCCTGCAAAAAATGATGGGGGAGTACCTACAAATTTTGTACCCCCTGCAAAAAATGCACCTACTACAAAAAATGAGGGTGCAGTACCTACAAAAAATGTACCCACACCCCCTACAAAAAATGTACCCCACAGAAAACAAGAAAACAAAAAACAAGATGTAGTAGAGATTTCAGAGGTTGGAAAAGATGGTTTGGGGTTTGCCGACGGCAGCGGCTTTGCTTCGCCTGACGGTTTGGCAGGCTTGGCTGAGTTTCCGATGACGGACGGCTGGAAGCCTGCAGACGAAACCGCGTTTGACGAGAAACTGCGCCGTTCGCAAATCCCGTGCCTTGCCGACAGCCGCGTGGCTGATGCACTGGCGGAGTTTGCAAGCTACTGGCAGGCGGCAGGCAAGGTTTTGACGCAGGCGATGTGGGAACACAAGTTTTTCCAGCTGCTGGCGCGCCAAAAAGCACAAGGGGCATTTGCGTCCAAACCCAAAGACCCTTCACACCGCCGACTGAACCAGCCGCAACAGGGCGGCAATGGCTCGGGGGACGGGAAGCCTAATCCGAAATGCGGCGTACTGCGTCCGCTGGGGAGGATGGTATGACTGCGGAAAACTTGGAAATCTTGGCCAGCAGCGAGGCCGAACAGTCGGTTATC